CTATGCTTGAAGCGGCGCGCGGGTCGGCTCAGCCGGGTAGCCCGCGGTTCCGGTGACCGGCGTCTCTGTCGAAGGCGGCGCGCCGGCCGCGACGCTGACCGCGGTGCTGGTGACCGTCTTCGAGCCACCGGGCCCGGCGGCCGTGTTTTCGAGCGTCAGCGACCCTTGCACCGGCGCCACCACGGTCGGGCCGGTGCCGATGACCGTGGAGCCGAGCAGCCAGCGCCGCGTGATCGAGGCGGCGTTCGTCGCCACCCCGTCGATCGCCGAGAATGTGGTGGCGCCTGCGGTGCCGCTGGCCGGGCTGATCGAGGGCTGTACGGTGAAGACCGGTGCGGGCGGGGCGTCGTCGTTGAGGATCGTGCCGGTGGCGCTGGTCGACGCACCGGCCAGATAGCCCGGCGGGATCGAGATCACGAAGGTGAAGGTCTCGTCGCCTTCCGGCGTGGTATCGCCGACCGCGGTGATGGTGACGATGCCGCTGGTCTGCCCCTGCGCGATCTGCAGCGTTCCACTGGTCGCCTGGCCGGAGACGAAGTCGGCGGCATCGGTGCTGCCGTATGCGAGGGCCCATGGCACCTGCACGCCGCCCGCCGGGGCCGCTTGCGACAGCGTGACGATATAGGTGAAGGCCGTCGTCGCGCTGTTGCCCTCGGACTGTAGCAGGGCGCCGGACACCCCTACCGTCGGCAGGACGACAGAACCTGTCGTGCCGACCTTCACGATCCTGGTGTTGATCTCGATCGTCGGCGTGACCAGCAGCACCGTGTCGGCGCCGTCGACCGTCTCGGGATAGCCGAACACGCGCCCGCAGAAATACCGCTTCGCCCCGCTCGGGTAGAGCACCCGGAAGGCGAACAGCTCCGGACTATCTGCCGCTGCGCGCAGGATGGCCTGGCCGGGGTCGCTCTCGTCGTGCGCCAGCGCCGGCTGCAGCGAGCCGTAGTCGGCCGATCCCTTGAACTTCAGCTTGGGGCCGAACAGCGGCTGGAACTCGGTCTTGGCATAGACCGCGCCAATCGCGCCGATCTTCTCGACCTGCGCGATATCGGTGTACGCGAGCGCGCTATAGCCCGCCTCGCTCTCGGCCAACGGCAGCGCAGCCGAGATCGCAATGGTAGAGCCGGCCGCGGTGGTCGTTGCCATCTATGTTCTCCGAAAGTCGGTGCGCGTCAGCGCGGCCAGGAATCGATGGCGAGCTGCCGGCGCGCATCGCAGCGAGCGAGGTCGGCACGCGAGGCGCGGAGCCCTGCCTCGCTATCTGCGGAGGTGGCGCTACCGTCCGATTGGCGCGGCAGCGGCGTCGGCAGGCAGGCCAGCATCGCCGCTGCCGGGGGGGGCGGCACCTTGGGGGAAGAGGGCCGCGTCGAGCGCGTCGATGCCGCGCACCCGGTCAGCGCCAAGGCAGCGAGCCCGGCCAGCATCAGTCTGAGCATATTCGCGCACCGTATTTGTCGAGTGAAGGATGATCGGCTCCCGCGCAGCGAGGCGATCGGCATAGGTGGTAAGCGCGGTCGTCTGCGTCTCCGCCCAGCGCCGCTCGGTCGCCGCTTGCAGCTGCTCGGTGCGAGCGATCTCGGCCGACCAGGCGGCGCGCTCCGCCTTCAGCGTCGCCGTCCGATCGGCGAGCGTGCCGCGGGTGATCAGCAGCGCGATTGCGAGGCCGGCGATAGGAAACGCTTGCCAGAAGCGGCGCAGCACGGCGAAGATCGCGGCGCCGGTCATCGCGGCCAATCGGGCATGTCGACGGTCAAACCCGCCAGTGCATGCGTGCAATCGGACAGGAACTGGATCCGCCCGTCAGTCACGAATGAATGACACACGGCGGGGGGTGCGCCATCGACCCCAGCGTCAGAGCCATTGTACGTGACAAGAACGGACGGCGTGAAGGTGGGGCAGCCTGAATTGCCGTTGTAGCCCCAGCGGGGCCCATCTCCCTCTCCGACCATCACCTGATGAGCACCGTCGCATCCGGGGCACCAGAATAGCAGTCCGCCATCCTCTGCGCTTCGAAGGATCTTCGAAATCTGGCTCATGCTTCGTTCCGCGACAGCACGCCGCCCGATGCGAGCTTCACCGGCGCGCCGATGACCGGACGCTCGGCAGGCCAGCGCCGCGCGACGCACCGCGCCTTCGCGATCCACGTCAGGCTGACGCAATCGCCCTGGTTGCCGCCGAGCACCTGGTAGGCGGTGGCGTTCTCGCCGACGTAGAAGCCGACGTGCCCGCCGCCCGGCCGCACGAACACCAGCACGGCTCCGGGCACCAGCTTGTCGGCCGCGAGGTTCTGACCCCACTTTGCCCACTGCGAAGCGCGCAGCGCGATCGGAGCGGCCGGGATGCCGTCTTCAGCCAGGCACGTCGCCACGAACAGGCCGCACCACGGCACGCTGTCGGCATTGTAGACCATGCCCAGCACCTTCGTGCCGAGCTTCTTCGCCCATCCCATGATCGTCGGGCTGTTGGCGGGGCCGGCTGCCTCACGCGTGCCGAGCTTCGCCCGCGCGGCGATCAGCCACATTGGTTCCTTGGACATATCGGTCCTTCCTGTTGCGTTGGTGGGGGTCGGGGAGCGGAGACGACCGCGGACGGCGTCAGGAGATCGGGGTTGCCGGTCCCGTACCGGTCGTCGCCGGCGGCAGCTTGTCGAGTGCCGTGGCCAGATTGGCATCCTGCTGCGGGTTGTTGCCCCGGCCGATGTTCAGAACCGCCGTGACGGCCGCCCCGACGATGGGGCCGAGGCCGGTGAAATATCCGTCCACGAACCGGACGTTGCCTGCGGGCACCGCGTGGAAGAAGGCGAAAGCGGCGAGGCCGAGATAGCCGAGGATCAGGACGAGGGCGATCACGTAGCGCCAGTGACGATCGACGTCGGTCATCATGGTGCTCCTGGCGTCACGGGCGGCGGTGCGGTGACCACGTCCTTGATGGCAGCTGCGGTCATGCGCGCGCGGTCGAACGCGGCTCGTTCCTCCCGTTCGGCCATCTCCTGCTCCGACAGCATGGACTCGATCTGGTTGAGCGCTTCGGTGACCTTGTCGGGGTTCACGCGCAGCATCATCACGATGGCCTTCAGCGTTGCCCGGCTGTTCGCGACCCGATGCCGCATGATGGCCATGAGCGCGTCATGCTCGGCGCGCTCCTGATCGATCTTCGCGTGGAGGCGCTCGACCATCTTTTCGAGCGTTTCGACCCGCGCCGACAGCCGGGCCGCCTCGCTTTCCTCCCGCTGCGTCTGGATCTCGGCCATTTTCGGCCGGGTCTTGATCCAGGCCACCAGCCCACCGCCGACGAGGACGTTGAGCACGGTGACCATGATCGTGGTCCACGACCAGCCCGCGACGGCGACATGCGGCACGCTGCTGACGTCAGGCGTCATGGCGCTGATACCAGAGCGAGAACCACGCCATCGCCAGGGCCAGCAGCAACGCCGTGATGTGCGACAGAGGCCGCGATACCTGTAGCAGGAAGGTCAGCCGATTGACCGCGAGGAGGAAGACGATCGCCCAGATCGGATCCAGATAACGGCCGCGCGCGCCCATCAGTCGGAAGACCGCCGGCGACAGCGCTGCAAGGCAGATGAGCCAGCCGATGACGCCGGCCAGTGGCCATGCGCTATCGATCGTCGCGACGAGGTCCGCCGCGGAGGTGTAGAAGTCCATTGCGGCTCCTCGGTTCAGGGACGCGGCGCGCAGCCACGAAAGGCAGTCTCGACATTCCGCCGGCAGTGACCGTCGCGAGCACCCAGCATGACGAACAGGCGGTCGATCACCGCTTCGCAGATCAATCCCCAGCGGTGCCCCTTGATCGCGGCACGACCGACACGGCTGGAGATCGTCTCGTCAGCCGAAGGCGTAGGGCCGCCGGCTATGACGTAAATCGGCACGGCGATCAGGATGTAGACGAGCTGGTCGACGGCCACGAGCAGCTGGCGCAAGCCCAGCCAGAAGCGCTCACGCATGCAAGCCGCTCCAGTCAATCCGGCTCGCCGCGATGATCTCACCCAGGTTCGCAGCCTGTGCGATGTCGGCCTTCGCCTTCATCCGCATGGCCTCGATCGCAGATCCGATCGTCGTCCAGGCGTCCGCCAAGCGGATGACCTCCGCGGCCAGCGCCGCGATTGTCATCCCCCGCGCCGGGGCTTCCGCACTCAGGAACGGCGTGGCAGCGCTGTTATCAGCAGTCCACGCCCGCGCTTCGGCTTCCTTGCGTTGGTAGGTCATCGCCTGGCCGGCGCCGGGCGTCAGGAAGCCCATGCGGACGGCTTCGGCTGTTGCATCGATCTGGCTTGCCGAGGCAGACCGGATGACATCGAGGTCGATCGATGCGGTTCGAACCGCAGCGGCCGGAACGAGCGCAACCCCGAGGCCGTCAGGGACCTCCTGCTGCGCAGCCATCCCGACAGAACCCGCGCCTCGCCACCGCTCTTCGCCGGTGACAAGGTCGAACACGACCCAATATTCCATATGGTGCTCCGCAGATTACCGTTTGAACTCGGTCACGGCGATCGCCGCGCCGGTGAAGGTCCAGGACGTGTTGCCGGCCGTCACGTAGAACCGCAGGAAGAACTGAACGACCATGCCGGCAGGAAAGCTGGTGATCTGGAAGAAGCCGACCGGGAGCGCGGTATTCGACGGCGAGAAGGAAACCTCCCGCGACAGAGCGGTTTCGGTGCCGGCATAGGCGGCGAAAAGCTGGACCCTCATCAGGCCAGCGCCGCCCTGCCGGGCGCCATCTGCCTGGATGTCGACCTTCATCGTGCCACCGACGCTGGTGATCGAGACACGCGGGGTCTCGCCGGGGTTTTCGGCAGATATCCCGCTCCCGCTCATGCCGGCGATTGCGACCGTGCTGGTGATCGCGTTCCCCGCCACCTTGCTGGTGGTGACCGTGCCGTTGAAGAGGGCGTTCCCGTCCACCTGGAGATCGGCGCCGATGTAGAAGACGCCGCGCGATCCGTCCTGCTTCGACAGGCGCACCATGGTGCTGCCGTCGTTGGTGGTGCCGACGACCTCCCAATAGACGCTGGTACGCTGGTTGATCCCGGCGATCGCGCCCGACGTCTCGCGGATGAGGGCGATATCGCCGTTATACTGCGCCTGAAGCTGCTGGACGGTCTGGGCGACCGCGCCGGCCTTGGCGTCGGCGATGGCGGTGGCTCGCTCCTCGATGCGCGCGGCAAGCTGGACTGCCGAGGTGTCGACCCTTCCGTCGACATAGCCGATTGCGTCGTTCAGCGGGCTGCCGACCTCTCGCCGCAGCTGCGCCTCAAGGGTCGCAGTCCGCGATGCCGCCGCATAGCGGTTCGGCAGGTCGGCGATGACGTCCTCGCTCGTCTTGATACGCGCGTTCACCGCCGTATCCACCTGCGTCAGCCGGTTGTTCACGGCGTCAGTAAAGGCATTGAGCGCGCTCGGCTGCTCCCGCCGCATCTGTGCTTCGAGCGTGCTGGTGCGGCCGACGTACCCCTGCTGGTCCGTCGATAGCGCGGTGATGCGCTGATCGTAGCCGCCGAGGGTGAGATTCACGCCTTCGAACCGGGTCGTCACGCTGGTGGTCAGATCGGCGACGGCCTGACCGGCGTTCGCAGCCGTTGTCGCCGCCTGCGTGATGGCCGCGTCGGATCGCGCCTGCACAGCGCGGCCGCTGCCCGGCGACCAGGCGTTCCAGCTACTCTGCCCCTCGCGAGCAGCCCCGACGTACGGGCGCCAGAACCACGCGTAGCTGTCGCCCTGCCCCTCGTAGGTGTTGCCCTTGCGCAGCAGGAGATAGGCAGCAGCCACACCGTCCGGGACCTTGACCGAAGCCATGCCCGATCGGCGGAAAGACGCAGGATCGTTTGCGTAGGCCTCGGTCGAGGTGTTGATATTGCCGTAGCTGATATCGACCGTGACCCCGGAGCTATCGATAAAGACAAGCACGACCTGAGTGCTGGCACGATGCGAGGCACACTGAGCATGGAACTGGACATAGTCTCCAGCACGAACAGGCACGCGGCTGGACTGCCAATCCAGATAATTGGCGTCAGTGCCCACACGCGGGCCTTGCTGCACACCGATCGTATTCTCACCAAGAGGATGGTAATTGTCACCCGCAAGGTTGATGCCTCCGTTCAGGCTAGTCAGTCCGCCATAGGCTTGCGTCCACCCGTCGAGCGTGACGAAGTCGGTGTTGGTCAGACCGTTGCCGCCGCCCTCCTTGAAGCTGCTCTGCACGGAGTCGATCCGCCGCCCCAGGGCGCCGTCGCGATCGGCCGAGGCCGTCTCCACCCGGCTGATCTCCGTGCGGGCAATGGTGTCCACACCCTCACTGCCGCCCCCACCGGAGGCGATCAGCTGGTCGATCCGCTCCCCGATCGCCTGATCAGCGTCAGCGAGCGCCTTGACGCTGTCGGTGATGCGGACATTGGTGTTGGTGTTCAGGCCGCGGTAGTCGACCTGGACGCTATCGATGCGCTGGCCGATCGAGCGGTCGGCATCGGATAGCGCGGCGACCTGCTGCGTGATGCGGGTGTTGGTCGCGGTGTCGAGACCCTGATAGGCGGTCACCACGTTCTGGATCGCGCTTGCCAGCGACCGCTCGCCGTCGGCGCGCACCAGATCGATCCGTTCGATCAGCGCCGTGATGTCGGCTTCGCCGGGCCCGCTGCCGCCCGCCATAATGGCATCCACGCGGCGGGTCAGATCCTCGTCGGCGCCGCGCGCGCGATCGATCTCCGTCGCGAGGTCGAGCACTGCCTGATCCAGCTTGCCCTGCGCCGCGGCGATTCGGTCGTTGGCCGCAGCGACGGCGGCATAGGCATTGTCCTGCGCCGCGATGATCCGCTCGTTGGCTTGCGCCACCGCGGCGTTGATCGCCGGGATGGTGACGGTCTCGATCGCGTCCTGCCGCGCTAGCACCTGACCGGCCGGCACCCCGCCAACGGCGTTCGTGTCCTTTGACGTGTTCTCGCTGGTCTTGTCGGCGTTGTCGGTCGGCTTGGTGCCGGTGGGGTCGGTGACGTCCGGCCACGCTGTCGGCTCGCCGAGGCCGCCGGGTGCGATCGGCGCGGCCTGGCTCAACCCTTCGACCGATAGCGACAGCTTGCTGATCGTGTCGCCGACCTCGATCGAGAAGTCCTTGAAGAACCCGTAGATGGTGAGGCTGTCGACGCCGGCCTGACCGATCCAGAGCGATGGCTTCGCGCGGACCGAAGCGATGCGGCTGGCGACGAGGTCGAGCGCATCGGTGCGCAGCGCCGCGGCGGTAGTCATCCGCTTCGCCCATGCCCGCTCGACGACCGTCACTTCGCCGAAATCGTCGGTCGCCTTGCGGCTGTAATCGGTGATGCCTGCGGTCGGCGAGGATTCGGTAAGCCCCAGCCCCACGACGCGCCCGATGAGCAGCGTGCCGACCGATACCGTGCCCCGCCCGGTGATCGTCACCGTCACCGGGGTCGCGACGTCGGGCAGGTCGAGGAAGGTGATCGCGCCCGCGCCCGCCGGCAGTGTGCGGTCGTAACCCGCTGCCTGCACCCGTACGGAGGAAGCGACGACGTCGAGCAGCGAGACGGCATTCACCGCGCCCGCCGCGAGCGTCACCGCGATCGATCCCGCGCCGCTGGTGGCGGTGCCGAGCGCCTGGTCGAACATCGCCCAGCGCTTCGTCGGCGCGAGATCCAGCCACGCGCCGGACGCGCCGGCGGGGTCGTTGCCGAGATTGCCTGCCCTGGTGCTCTCGTAGATCCGGTGGGTGCCGACCTTGATGACGCGCGTCCCGGCCGCATAGCTCTGGCTGGCCGACCACGCCGGATAGTCGTTCTCGGCGACCGTGCTGTTCGTCAGCACGGCATCGGTGACGGGAACGGGCTGGAGGAGACGCAGCGACGAGGCGCGATTGTCCGGGGCGGGGTCACCGCCCGGGTCGCTGAAATCCCCGCCCTCGGCGAGCCCCTCGATGGTGAGGGTGCAGAGGCTGATCGGCGCAACCGCGAGATCGAGCGAGAAATCCTTGTAATAGCCCTGCACGCGCAACCAGCTGAACCGCTCGTCGGCGATCCAGAGCGCCGAGGTGGCGCGCAGAGCGGCCAGCCGCTGCTGCAGGCCGTCGGCGTTGCCGAACGGCAGCGCCAGCTTCACCGACAGGCGGCGGGAGAAGCTGCGCGGGACCACCGTCGTCACCCCGAAGTCGTCGGTCACGCGGCGCGAATAGTCCGTGATGCCGATCGTCGGCGTCGCCTCGGTGATGCCGAGCTCGACGTTCTCACCCGATGCCGTCACCACCCTCATGCGGCGGCCTTCGTGACGCTGATCGCATCCCCGCCGCTCGCCGAGGTGACATCGTCAAACTTCTTGGCCACCCGGCCGGTGTTGCCGGCGGTGGCCGCATGCCCGGCGTTATTTTCGCTCCGCATCGCCGCCAGTTCCTCGCGCAGCGACTTCACCTCCTCAATCAGCCCGTCGTTCGCCACGGTCGTCGGCGCAGTAGCCTGCGACGTCGCCACCGCGGCCATGATCGCCTCGGTTGTCTCGGCCGCCGTGGCAGCAGGGTTGCGCTGGAAGGCGGCGATCGCCGCCTGCGTGGCTTCAAGGCTGGCGGCCGTCTGCGCCTGGACGCGGTCGAGCTCCTGCCGGCTGGTGGCGACCAGCGCCGCGGCGTTGAGCAGCGCCTGCGACAGGCCGGGCAGCGTCTTGGCCGCATCCTGGTCGCCGGCGCGCGCCGCGGTGTTGGCCGCGTTGAACTGCCCCTGCAGCGTCGCAAAGCTGTTGCCGCCCGCGGCGTCGGACAGGCCGCGGATCCGCTTCACCTCGTCGGCGATGCTGTCGCCGACCGACGACCACGCCTTGCGCAGCTCGTCGGCTGCGGCCGCGGCGGTCTTGGCATCCTGCATCGCCCAGATCTGCTGCTGCAATCCGCGGTTGCTGACGTCGATCTTGGCGAGGTCGAGCGCGCGGATCGCCGCGGTGTCGCCCTGCAGCTCGAGCAGCTGGCGCTGAAGGTCGGCGCGCTCGCTGGCGATGTCCGCGGCGCTCTTCGCGCCCTCCATCGCGCTCTGCAGATCGGCGAACGCCGGGGCGAGCTTCAGCAGCGTGGCATAGGTCGCCTGACCGGCCGCCGTGTTGAGGTCCTGCGCCTCGACCAGCTGGCGGAAGGCGGCGATGCTGTCGGGCATGGCGACGCCGAGGCTCGCCAGCACGCGCGTCATCTGCGCCGTCTTGGCGGCCGCCTGCTCCTCCTTGCTGTAGAACGCCTGGAAATAGGCATCTGCCGCGCTGGTGAGGTCGGAGACGCTGTCGAACTGATCGGCAAGGCCGAGCTTTACGCCGATGCCCATCGACTGCGCCTTGGTGCCGAGCATGTCGAGCGACGTGCCGACCGCCTCGACCGTCGAGGCGACCCGGACCAGCGTCTCGAACGTGCCTTCGCCGACCTTCTGGAACTGCGCCACCGCCGGGAACGCCGCGGCGGCCATCCCATCGGCCGCCGCGCCGAACACGGCGGAGAGCTTCTCCTCGATCTGCTCGCCGGTCAGGCCCTTGAGGTCGATCTTGCCGATGCTGACCACGAAGCCGTTCAGGCGCGCCTGCACTTCGCTGGTCGCGACGCCCAGCGGACCGGCTGCCGCGGTGATGGCGTCGTTGAACTGGCGCAGGATCAGCGTGAACTGATTTTCGAGGCCGGTGTCGGCGCCACTATACTGCGTCGAGGTCTTCGTGCTCGTCGTGATGCCGAACAGCTTCTTCTTCTTCTCGATGTCGCTGTAATAGGACGCATCGAAGCCGCCGTTGAGGATGCTGCCGACCGACTGCGCGCCGCCATACAGGCCGCTGCCGATGACGGTGGTTTTGCTGCCGAACAGGCTGCTGAGGATGCCGCCGACCACCGGGATCTTGCCGAGCACCGACCCGATCATGTTGGGCTTGAAGCCTTCGGTGACGCCGGTCGACGCATCGATGTTCCCGGCGCGCACGACGAGGGCAGCGACCCCGCCGATCTGGTTGTCGATCGACTTCAGCGACGCGGCCATCTGGCGCGAGTAGGAGTTGGTCAGCAGATCCACCTCCTTCAGCGCGTCGATGGCGTTCTTGATGCTCTCGCTCTTGGCCGCGCTGTCGCCCAGCACGGTACCGGTGCCCTCGTTGGGCTTCGCGAGCGTGTTCTTGCCGCCCCCGCCGAACGAACCGCCGATGGCGACGCCGAGCGATGCGAGCGCGGCCGCTGTCGCGGCGCCGGCGACCAGGTTGAGCGGGAAGGGCAGCGACTTGATCGCGTTGACCACCGCCTCGGTCGCGCTGACCGCGGTACGCGCGACGGTTTTGGCGATGGCGGAGCCGGTCTCGATCGCGTCCTGCGCCATGGCGCGCACCGACAGCGCGAATTCGATGGCACGGAACGCCTTCTCCGCCGCGGCCATGGCGGCATAGCCCTTGCTCTTCTCGTTGAAGAACCCCTTGGCGGCCGAGGCCATATCGCCGAAAGCGCCGACCTGCGCGGTCGATGAGGCGAGCGCGAAACGGGTGTTCGCCCGATCGATGGCCGCCTGATCCGTGCCCGCTTTCTTCAGATCAGCCATGTGGCGCACATCCAGGCGGGCGCGATCAGCCTGATAGTCGGCATAGATCGAGGCCATGTCACCGATCGCGCGGCCGACATCGCCAAAGGCGTCAGCCATACCCGATGCGGCGTTCTGAACGTTGCGGGCGATCAGGTCCCATTTGTCGGCGGTGAAGCTGAGCGCATCGTTGTAGCGCTCCTGCATCTCGGCCAGCGCCTGCTGCTTTTCGGCGATCAAGACCTGCTGCGCGACATAGTCGGCGCCATCCTTGCCCGTCCAGTTGGCAGCCTCTGCCTCCTGCGTCGCGCGCAGGGTCGCGAGGGCGCGGACCCGCACCGCGTCAGTCGCGCCGATCAGCCGCATCTCCTCGCCGAGCTCGGCGATCCGGTTCTTGCCCGCGGCCATCGCGCCAGCCAGTCGGCCGGCATTTTCCGATTCCGTGAGACGGATGCGGGCGGCGCGCTGCTCGTCGAGCGCCTTGATCGCCGCGTCGGCGCCCTCGCGATTCTTCGTTTGCTGAGCGGCTTCGATTGCGGCGAGCAGCGGGAGGTCCGCGATACGATCACGCAGCAGATCGGCTGCACGTTCCGCCGGCACGTTACCGGCAGCGATCTCCGCATTCACCTCAGTCTGAACCCGAGCCTGATCGCGCATCGCGGCAGTGCCCTTGGCAGCATCGTTGACCCGCTGCGCGACGAGGAGGTTCACCTGACGCGCAACCGCAGCCGTGACATCAGCCTGCTGGCGGATCGCCTGGCTCTCCGACTTCAGTCTGGCTTCCGCGATGAGCGCCGCGGCGCCCGAGGTGTCATAGGCCTTTGTCAGGTCATTGAGGTTTCGCACCTGCGCCTCGACGGCGTCCGCGTCCCGCCCGAGGCGTGCCGCCATGCTCGCTTGCCTGGTCGCATCCCGCCGGGCTGCCGTTTCGGATTTCTGCGCGGCCTCCGCGGCGTTGACCGCCTTGGTGGCGGCGGTCAGATCGGTGCGGTACTTGACCAGCGCCACGCCGCCCGCCTTGTCGGCAGCAGCCGCTCCCTGCTCGACGAGCGCCAGCTGCGCACGCGCGCGCGCCAAGGGCGTGGTCGCGGTGGCAAGTGCCACCTGCTTGGCTATGGCGCTGGTCGTCGTAGAGCCCAGTGCGGCCGTGTCGCCCTTCAGCGCACGCAGCTCCTTGCCCAGCTTCTCGTTCTCACGTGTGGCGAGGATCGCTGCACCGGCGGTCGTCGACAGGTCCAGAGCGAGTGGCTTCAGATCGGGGCGCGACGTCGCGGCCAGCCGGGCGATGCTGGTCGCGAGCTTATCGACGTTGCCGGCCGCCGCCTGGATTGCTCGCTGCACGTCCGGGTCGGTCTGCCGCATCGCGATCGGTGCACCAACCGAGGAGCCGGTGTACGACGGTGCGCGCGTCTGTTGATTACCGGCGGTGCGGAATGCGGTGTTGCGCTGCTCCGAGATCGCCTTGGCATTGTCTGCCATCTGCGCCTGTCGCGTGAGCACGGCGTTCAGCACCAGTGTGCGGTTCTGCTCCGTCAGCTTTCCAGTGGTCGCATCGATGAAGTTCGCGATGTCGCTCTGCCGGTCCTGGAACTTCTTCAGCCCCTCCGCCGCCTTCTCGGCAGCGTTGCCAGATTCGAACAGCTTGTCCGCGAACCCGGCCAGCAGGGTGATACCCAGCGTCAGCGCAATGCCCCACGGGCCAGCGAGGAAGCCACCGACCTTGCCGAGCTTGCCCTCGAACCCTGTCAGCGCCCCAGCCGCCTGCGGGAACTGCATCGCGAACGCACGCAGCACCGATGTGCCCCCGACGACCTGCACCGAGAAGTCCTGCAGCTGGAAGCCGAGGTTCTGCATCGACGCCTTCGCAGCGCCGGACGAGCGTGCCGTCTCCATCGTACGCGCGGTCAGCAGCTGCTCGGCGCGCGCGACCTCTTCCGCGCTGGCGCCCGCCGCCAGCATGACCCGGCGCGCATCGACCAGCTCCCGGTTCAGCCGATCCTGCGCCGCAGCTGCGGGGTCGAGCATCTCGCGCAGGCGGGCCATGGCGGCCGCGTCGCGTTCGGCGGCCGCTTCCCGCTCGCGCAGCGCGATCATACCCTGGCGCACGCGTGCCTCGAATTGCTGGTAGGCGAAGCCGGCCTCCCTGAGGGCCGTAGCTTCGGCTTCAGCAGCGGCTTCCGCTTTCCGCCCTGCCGAGGCCCTATCCTCCGCCAGAGCCTGTTGCGCTGCCGAAAGTGCGCGTGAGCTGGCAAACAGGCGATCGGCCGCCTCGGTGTTTCCTTGCTGGGCAGCCGTGAGCGCGAGGGACTCGATCTTCATCGCGCGTAGCTCTTCCCGCGTCTTCCCGACCGATGCAGCTTCCCGGTCGAGCGCGAAGACCAGCTTGTCGATCTCCTTTTCGGTCCGGTTGATCTCGCGGGTTGCAGCTGCGGCCTCACTGGTGGCTGCTGGGCCGATAATCGACATGCCCGCCGACTTGCCGATGGTGCGGCCGAGGCTTTCGACCGAAAGGCCGGCAGTCTCCACCGCTGCCGCCGCAGCCGACATCTCCCGCTTCGCCGTAGCTGCAAAGGCGGTGACGCCGGCGGTCGCGCCGGTCAGCTTGACCATGTCGGCCGTGCTGTTCTCGATTTGGTTGGCACTGGCGAGGATCTTGCCCTCGGCCGAGTTCATGACCGCCATCAGCTGGTTGATCTGGTTGAACGAGTCCGCGGGGTTGATCGTGAAATCTACGCCGAGACCAGGAGAGTCGTCGTCGAGCATGGCAACCCTCCTGGTTCTAGCCGAGCACGTTGCGCAGCCGGGCTTCTTCGATGTCCAGCTCGCGCTGGGTGACTTCCGCGCGCCACGGTGGCGGGCAGGTTTCGCTCTCGGCCTTGCGGCTTTCGGCGATGTAGTCGGACGACAGGCGGCGGATCAGCCGCGCTTCCCATGGCGCTGGGCTGACGCGGGTGCGGGCGCACCACGCATCGATCTCGCACCAGGTCAGCGGCGTTGCAGACATCCCGCTGTTGTCGGTGAGGCCGATCTCGACCAGCCACTCGACAATGTGCGGTGCCGGGTTCGGCGGCATCTGCGGCGTGATCCTGTCGCGCTTCAGCTGCTCGATGCGGCTGATCCGCGGCTCGGCTTCCGTCTCAGCCTCGGCGCGCTTGCCGCGCTTGGTGCGAGGGTCAGGCTTCGGCGTGGCATGCAGCCACGCCATGTGCCGAACGTAGAGGGTCAGATCCCGGCCGAGCCGGGCGTGAACTTTCCCCAATCACCGACGAACTTCGTCGCCTGCTCCTTGATCCATCCCAGCGACGGGTCGGAATAGACCGCGGTGTAGAGCGCGGCGCCGGCGAGCGGCTGGCCGTTTGCGTCCTCATGCTCGATGTGGTGGAACGCCGCGGTCAGCGCGGTCAGGTCCTCGGCGGCCTCGGTGCGGCGCACGTCGGCGGCCGGCAGGCTGACCTTGTTGTCGTTGTCCTGCATGCGCTTGATCGCACGGTTCGACTGGCGCTCCTCGATGCGGGAATATTCATCGGAGCCGGGGCCGAACAGGTCGATGCCGACCTTCTGGCCATTGTCGTACAGCAGCTGGCCGTCGGGGCCCTTGAGGTGGAGGAAAGCGGTAGCGGCGACGGCGAGAATTGCGATTTTCATGGGATACCTTTCGCGGGTGTGGTGCACCGCCCGCCCCGACACCCGCGAAGAAGCGGGGCGGACGATGCCTGTGATCCGGCTGGGCTGCCGGAAGGGGTAGGTCAGGCGGCCGGGACCTTCACGATCTTGGTGCAGATCTCGATCGTCGGGGTGGCGGTGACGACGCTGTCGGCGCCATCGACCGTCTCGGGGTAACCGAACACGCGGCCCTGGAAGTAGCGCTTGGCGCCGTCCTGATAGGTGACCAGCATCGCATAGAGCTTGTTGGTCTCATCGTCGGAGGCGGTGCGCAGCAGGTTCTGGCCGGCGTCGGCGCCGTCGATGCCCACGGTCGGCTGCAGCGAGCCGTAGTCGACCGAGCCCTTCAGCTTCTGCTTGGGGCCCTTCAGCGGCTGGAATTCGACCTTGGCGAAGGTCGCGCCGAGGCCGCCGATCTTCTCGACATTGCCGACCTCGGTGAAGGTCAGCGCCGCATAGCCGGCAGCGTCCTGCGTAGCTGGCAGGGTGGCCGCGATGGCGAGCGTCGAGCCCGCCGCAGTGATAGTCATGGGATTACTCCTGTGTGGCGAGCCGGCGACGCCGGCGGGATCCGCCCGGTTGCCCGGGCGAAAGGGTTACGCGGCGGGCTTGCTCTTGCCGGCGTCGGCCGGCTTGGCGTCCGGTCCTCCGGCGCGGATCAGGCCGGCGGCCTCGTAATTGGCGAAGGTGCCCTCATCGAGAGTGAGCTCCTGGTCCTTGGTGAACAGTTGCTCGGTGCCGGCGTCGCTGAAATCGCGAAGCGCGGTGGCCTTCTTTGTCTTGGTCTCGGACATGCGGGGTCTCCTGGTTACGCTGCCGCGTCGAAGCTGACGCGGAAGTCCTGGGTCTGCTCGAAGCTGTCGCCGGGCCCGATCATCGTGGGGCTGAGCCCCGCCGTGAGGACCGACACGCGAAAGCAGCCGGCGAAGTCGCCGATCTTGCCGGCGCAAGCGGCGCGGATCCGGTCGATGGATGCCTTGCGGTCGCGAACGCTGGCGGCGCGCACGGTGACGGCGATGCGCTCGACGGTGCGGACGAACGTGCCGCGCTTCAGCGTCTGGCGATCGACGCCGCTGACCGTGCGCAGCAGGATCGCTGTCAGCGCGACGCCGTCCGGCAGGCGGTCTTCCTTGATCTGTCCCTTGCCCGCCAGCTCGGCCAGCCACTCGTCGGTGACCAGCAGTTCGGAGATGATGGCGGTACCGCTCATGCCTCATCCCCTTCGTCGTCGCCGATGATGCCGCTGCGCCTGACGCGGCGGGTGATGTAGGCCTGCGCTGCGGCGACGGCCTCGGTTTGCTTGGTGTCGAGAGCGGGGCGTAGGAACGGGCGTTCGGATGCGCCGGGGTGATAGACCGTGGTGCCGACTGGCTTGCCGTTGATCATCAAGGTGCCCCTGAGCGCCGTGTCTCCGTCCCGGATGCGCGTATTTGCCCGCCGCGCTGTCATGCCCTGCCGCGCTTTGGCGTCGAGCGTGATGAAGTGGCCCTTCGTGCCGTATTCGAGCCAGCGACCGACATAGGCACCGGGACCGGACAGCAGGACACGGGCGACGATCAGCCCCTCACGCTTTCGCGATCGAACTTTCACCGAGTCCGCGATCAGCACCTTGCCGCCACTACCCGCATCGGCCTGCCGACCACCGAGCGTGGATTTGGCTTCCGCGGCGATGACCTTGGCGCCCGCGCGCGCGGCGCCCGGGAGCACCCGCTCGACCAGCAGCTTCGGGAGCTGCTCGATGTATCGCTTGGTGGCTTCGCCACCGCGGCGCTTGGCCATCAGGCGGCGTTGCCCGGCGAGCTATATTCCTCGACCATGAATTCCAGGCCCTCACGGCGTCCAAGTTCGGCCGGGCCAGCGATGACCTGCATCGTGCGGCCATCGATGATGAACCGCATGCTGCTGTCGATGTCGGTGCGGTACCGCATCCGGACGCGCGCCGGGCGAGCGGCGAGGTTGATGCCGTCTGCGAGGCGCTCGGCGCGGCTGGGTAGCGCGTCCTGCACGGCCGCCCATAGGGTGGCGACGGGTGCCCAGCTTCCCGAGCCCGCGCCATCGATGGAGGTGTCGGGCACCGGTCGCTCAATCCGCACCCGCTTGTTCAGTGATCCTGCCGCGATGATCATCAGCAGACGAACCGGCGCAGCGGCGCGAGCAGGTATTCGACGGCGAGCGGAAGCTCGGACGGCGTCGCACCGCTGGTAACGACCGCCTCCCGGTTGGTGTACCATGAACCGACCAGCAGCAGCACGGCCATGCCCATCACCCTGGCGTCCGATCCCTCGACATCGGGCCAGGTCGCCGCGACGGTCCGACCGGTCCGGTTCTCGATCGACCGGCGCGCTGCCGTGGTGAGCAGCTGGAGGTAATCGTCCTCGCCGGTATCGGCAAGCTCGAGGCGGAGGTGCGTTTTCACCTGCTCAAGCGTGACGGGTTCTTCGACCATAGGTGCACCTCGTCGGCGGCAGGTTTCGGGACCGGCGAAAGGGGGAAAGACCGGCCCCGAACTCGGAAACTTGTCAGTCGCGCGTCAGGTCGCGGCCGTCGCGACCCTTCTTCACAGCGAGCCGCCACCCGGTGTCCGGGCCTTCCGGCTTTGCCGCGGTGGCCTTCTGCGCGATCCAGAGCGAGCCGCCAAAGGTGACGGCATCGCCGGCTTCGTAGGCTTGCCCCTCCTTGAACACGCCGCGGTCGATGACGACGGGCATGATGAGGTCGAAGGTCTTTACCTGATCGCCGCGGACGAACTTCAGCGTCACGCCGCGCTCGCTTGTCTGCTCGATGGTCATATCGTCGAAGCCGAGACCGTTCAGTCCCGGATCGCCATCCTTGCCCTCTACGCGGCCGAGCTCGCAGAGCCGGCCATCGCTGAGCGTGATCACCAACGTGCCCGCGCGGTCGATCAGCGCACCGGCGAGGCCGACGCCGTCCTTGGGGGCAGGAATCGCTTCCGCCGCGCGCTTCACCGCTGCTGCGATGATCGGCTCGACGTCGGCGACCGTCACGCTGGTGCCGTCCTTGGGCGCGGGCAGCGCCGATATCGCCTTAGCGACCGCGGCGAGGATGATCGGTTCGACGTCGGCGACCGTGACGCTCGTGCCGTTGCGGGCGGGAGGCAACCCGGCGACCGCCTTTTCCACCGCATCGCTGACCATCGGCTCGACATCGGCGACCGTGACGCTGGTGCCGTGCCGCGCCGGCGGCAGCTCGGAAACCGCCTTGCCGACGGCCTCCGCGATGATCGGCTGCACATCGTCGAGAGTGACGCTCGCGCCGTCGCGGGCGGGCGGCAGCGCCGCGACCGCCTTGTCGACCGCAGCGGTCACGAGCGGCTCGACATCGGCGATCGTCACGCTGGCGCCATCCTTCGGCATCGGCAGCGCCGCAACCGCGGCGTCCACCGCAGCGCGGATGATCGGCTCGACGTCCGCCGTCGTGACGCTCGTGCCATCCTTCGGGATCGGCAGCGCCTCGACACGCGCATCGACGATGGCCTGTACCGCTGCCGCATCCAGCCCGGCGGAGCGCGCCTCGAAGCCGGCGATGCGCGAGGCGAGTTGGACGTTCTCGGCCGCAAGGGGCGCGATCGCGACAGCGACCTGCTCCTTGACGATCGCGGCGATCTCTGCGGCCAGCACCTTCAGATCAAGCATTGCCGGCCTCCTGGCGGATATGGTGCCGAACCATGGCGGCCAGTGCGAACGACGCGGCCACGGATGCCGCGGGATTGTCGTTGGCCGGCTCCTGCGGCGGTTCGGGCGGCGCGTTCGCCTCTGCGATCAGCTGGGCATCGCGCGCAGCGATCGCCTCGATCGAATGATCCTGCTGCTGCAGGTAGACGGTCGATCCGCCCTTGATCTTGGGCGCGTTCAACCGCAGCCGGCGCTCGTCGAGGGTCAGGACGTTCTTGGCGTTCTCGATCACCTGCATCAGCGTGGCGGTGTCCATGCGCAGCAGGTTATCGGTGTCGAACTCGGTGCCGATGTTGACGCTCTCGCCAATGCCGAGGCCCTCGTCGAGGCAAAGCTCGGCCGCCTCGATCAGCGATTGCAGCGCCTGCGTGTAATATTCGAGGTTGAGGCCCTGCACGTTGCTGCTCGTCGGCATATTGCCGATGCCCAGCTTGTACGGCGGTACGTGGAAGGTGGAGCAGACGACCTCCGCGGTCCACTTCAGCTGCTCGATCATCTGCGCATCGCTCGGGGTGGTGCCGAGGGTCTCGTACTTCATGCCGTCGCCAAGAACCGCCACTTTTCCGGAGTTCTTGCCGCCGTAATATTGATACCAGTTCGCCTTCAGCTCCTCAGCCGATTCCTTGCTGATCTTGCCTGGCGCCACCAGCATGCCGCCGGGGCGCGACTGGTTGGCGAAGAACACCGCGGAGTTGCTCTGGATGCTGAGGCCCTGCGTCGATGCAAGGCCGTTGGCGAAGATCGGCGACAGGCCGACGAGCGGGTGAAACAGGCAGTTGAACCGGTCGTGGATCATCTCGCGCGCGGGCACGACGAGCGATCCCGTGACGCCGGCGAGGTTGTCGGCCTGCATCTCGTAAAAGACTTCGCCGCTCTCGCTGACCAGCGCCTTCACCCGATTGGGGTCGAGGACGTGGAGGCCGACGACCACGTTTCGAGCGTCGCGCTGCTTCAGAACATAGGTGTTGCCGCGGCTGAGCTTCGACAGCATCCACGATTCCCAGAACTGCAGGCGCGTCTGGTAGGCGTTCGGCTTGCGCAGCACTGGCGAATAGGCGGGGCGGGTCGTCTCGACCCAGATGCCATCCTTCAATTCGACCAGCTTCACGCGGAGCTTGGCGATATCGGAGGCGATCAGCGTCATGCACGAGAAGACGGCATGAAACGCCAGCACGCTCTCGACCTTGACCTCGACGTTCTTCTGCCAGGCGCCGGCGAACGCCTCGCGCACGACACCGTACCAGCCCCGCCGATCGTCGACGGGGCTGACGGCTTTCGCTCGTCCGAAGTCAAAGCCGAGGAAGCGCATCAGTCGGCCTGCTTGGCCGCTGCGATCTTCTCGGCGAGGGTCGCGGCATCCCAGCCGTGGTATGGCTTCTTGCCCACCAGCGCCTGATACTCGTCCCGCAGCCGGCCGAGTTCCGCCTCGGGGTCGGACGGTGGCGCTGCCTCGGTCGCGGCGAGGTCGGCGCGGCCATAGCCGAGCTTCTCGAACACGCGCGCGTACCGGGGATCGTTCGCCTGCAACGCCCGCGTGTAATAGGAACCGTGCTTCATCGTCGCACCTCCTCGATAGGGTTGCCCACCCGGCGGCTAGAGGCCGCCGGGTGAAGCGGGCGGCGATCAGCTGCCGTAGTTCGCGCTGTCGATGAACTGGACGGCGCCCGGGCGGCGCTTGCCCCAGTTGATGTACCGCTCGGCGCGGATGCCGACCATGTTGTGCTGCCAGAGCGACACGAGCACGGTGTTGGCATTCGCCGGTGCATCCGGCGCGCTTTCCATCTGCAGCGATGCCTCGCTGCTGACGTCGAGCATCGTTTCGCCGTCATCGGCCAGCAGGATCTCGTTCGCCTTGGCGAGGATGATCCGCGTGCCCGCGCCGGTGACGGGGTTGCCCGTGCCGGCATTGCTCGGCACGTTCTCCGACAGCACGACCTGCAGCCCCATGAAGGTGCCGCCGCTCGCGCCATTGATGGCCATGCCCGGAAACTCGGGCTGACCGAGCGGATTGGTCATGAGCGCAAGGCCGAGCGCCTGCATTTCGGTCATGATCCAGACGGCGCCCGCCAGCGACAGGTTGGCTGCCAGGAACTTCGCCATCAGCGCCTTGGCATCCTTGCGCACCGCATCGGCGTCGGTGCCCGAGGCCACCACCGGCGCCACACCGTTGGTGATCGAGGCGGGCGAGACGCCCGCCGCAGCCGCCTTCGCCGGGTCGACGAACTGGTTGTCGAGGAACTGCGCGGTCTGCGCGACGAGATCGTCCTTCACCACCTGCTCGGCCGACGGCGAGGATGCGCGCGCCAGCTCGTCGGTGATCACGACGATGCCGGCGGTCTTCGCACGGCCCAGCGTCACCTGGTCGAACGCGAGCGCGCTGACCGGCTTCGGCTTGCCTTCACCGACCCAGCCGACCGACGAGCCGCCGGTCTGACGCGGGATCTTGATCTCGAACGGCACGCGGCGGAGGCCCTGGATGCGGCCGATGATCGTCGCCGGGCGGAGCAGCTCAGCGAATTCGCTCGTCATGTTCTGATATTCGACCAGCGGCTTCGCCCACGCCGTGTCCGTGGTCGTGCCGGCTGCGACCGCGGCCTTGAGAACCGTCTCGACCTCGGGCGTGCTGTCGTGCCAGCTCTTGGAGATCTCGGCCGCCTGCATCAGGTTGCCCTTCGAGCGTGCCAGCGCCATCGCATAGCGGGTGAACGCGGTGCCCTTGGGCAGGTTGGTGCCCTTCACCTCGATGCGGTGGCCACCGCGGGTGGTCGCGGCGTCGGCAGCGTTGCCGCCCTCGGCCGGCGCAGCCTGCTCGCCAGACGCCTTTTCGGCGATGCGCAGGCGCTTGAGGTGGCTATCGATCGATCCGATGTCGGCCTGGTTGTTGTCGAATTCCTCGGTCTGGGCAGCGTCGAGGGTCGCGCCGTCGGCGGCGGCCTTCTGCATGATGGTGGTGTTGGCAGCCACCAGCGCCGCACGCTTCTTCTCGAAAGCGGCGATCTGTTCAGCGTAGTTCATGGGTCGTCTGTCCTTGATCAGTTGAGCCGCTTGATGTCGCGGATCACAAAGGGAGGGGCCCGATCGCGGGCAGGCTCATCCAGCTTGACCACGCGGACACGATTGCCTGACGCGGCGGTGTCCTTGGGTGCGGGAGTTTCGGGTTCGTCGACGCCAGCGGCCTTGCGCAGGGCGGCGTCGATCGACTTGATCTCGTTAATCACGGCGTCGCTGTTCGCCGGGATTGTCACCGCCGACAGTTCGAAGCACTCGCTCTCGATGAAGCGCACGCCGCCTTCTTCCATGTAGGAATATTCGATGGGGCGAAATCCGACGCTGACGGCACGCACGAGGCCGATCCGCAGCGAGTCCCACGCTTCACGCAGCCGGTCCTTCAGCGTTTCGGATTCGACGCTGTCGGGGTGCGCGATCGTCGCCTCGAAGCCGATGCCGGCCGCCGTCGGCGTGTCGAACTTCACCGTGCCGATCGGCTTGTCGTGCTTGTGCTGCCAGAGGAACGGCATGGGGTTGGTGAACTTCATCCCCAGCGGCTCGATGATGTCGCCGACGCGGTCGACGGTGGGGCTGGTCGCGATCCCGCGGATAACGCGCGCCGCATCGTCGACTGCCTTCACGTTGAGGACGGAATAGGCACGGTTCTGCATGGGAAAGCCCTCAGATAAACAGGACGCTGGGGCCGGTACCGGCCGCCTCGGGATTGCGGGTCATCAGCATCACCGCGTTGAAGGCGGCGACGAGGGGATCGATCTTCGCCTTGCCGGCGATCTGCTTGGTGATGAGCACCGCGTTGCCGCGCTGCTCCGCCTTCGCGTTGCCGACGCACCAGGCCATGAGTTCCTGGCCGCCGTGCAGAAGCGTGCCGTCCTTCAGCTTGCGCTCGGTGCCCCAGACGGCGGCCGAGAGGCGAAAGCCCTGACTGACGGCCAGCATCTGCTCGGCGGTAAAACCTCGGCCGGAAAGCTCGTCTACCAGCGCGGTAACGCCCTGGGGGTCGAGGCCGATCGCGGCCTGCTCGGGAAATAGTCCCGCGTCCTTCACCCGCTCCAGCAGGTCGGCGACTTCGATCAAATCCTGCGTCGGCGCTTCGCACCGCACCAGCGTCTTCTCGGCGATGAAGTCGTTCAGCCGGCTGACGATGTCCTTCCTGCGGTCGAAGACGTCCTGCTGCGCCCATGCCCGGCACCACAGCAGCCATTGCTTGGTGACCTTGTGGCGGCCGAGGAGCGCGAGACCGAGAAGATCGTCGAGGCCTCCGCCGTCACCGCCTGCGACCACCACTTCGCAGATTTCGAGGAACTGCTCGAATGAGCCGTCCCATAGCGCGGGGTCGGCTTTGGCGCCCTCCCAATAGACGCCGCCGATCCATGCATCATGCCGCAGCCCGACGCCGATCTCGACGTTGAGGTGCTTGGCGTAGAAGACGGCGCGCGGGCCGTCCGCGTCATGGTCGGCTTCAGCTGCCTTTTCGGTGAGCCATTCCTGCGTCACCGACCGCCCGATATTTGGGTTGGTGACATAGAAGTTGGCCGGCTTCATGTGCTCGCCCTCGGCGACCATCTCGTCCGGGAATTCGTAGAGCACCGGGAGTTTGCGTGGGTCGACGATCTTGCCGTCTCGCACGTCCCGGAAGTAGTTGAGCTTCTGCTTGAAGACGCCGGCCGGAGGCTTGTCCGACTGCGTCGTCAGGTAGATCGTATAGCCCTCGGGTCGGCTGACCTGCCCGCCGGTTGCTTCCTTCAGCATTGAATCGGCCGTTGCGATCTCACCGAAGAGCCACAACTCGTCGACGAGCACGCGGCTCGCCTTCTTGCCCGCCACCGTGGCGCTGTCCGCTGCGACGACCTTCAAGGTCGATTTCATCTCGCGGTGCGTGATGAGCTTGAGGTGTTCCTGATGCTTCAGAAGGTCGGTCAATTCCTCGTCGGCGTCGATCATCCCCATCGCCGGACCAAAGCTGTTCGCCGCGACCTCCTTGGTCGGCGCGAGGATCAGGTTCTCGTCGTAGGCACGGAAGCCGCAGGCGAGTTCGGTCAGCATGATGCCCGCCGCGAGCGTCGACTTGGTGTTCTTCTTGCTGATCAGCAGCATGTACTCGTTGATGATCTGCCGGTTCGTCTCAGGGTCGAACGCCCCGAAGACAGCTGCCGCGAAGTCGAGCAGCCATTCGTCGCTTGCTTCGCCGAAGGTCGGCTGGCCGGGCAGATCGACGATCTTGAGAGAGGTAAAGACCGCCATTTTCGCTTCGGCGGAAGCGGGGAACAGCGGCGGAAACGGGATCAGCGACCGGCGGTCTCGAATACGGCGCTTCCAGTCGAGGCACGCCGTCGACCATATGGGGTCGGCCAACCTACGGCTTTACGACTTTGAGAGCCGGCGTCCCCACCGGGCGGAAGCGACTACCTCCTGCGACCTCGCGGGCACGCTCCTGCGCTGCAGCCTTCTTCCCCTGCGGCGCCGACGCCTCGTTGATCGTCTTGAACGCGGTCGCGAGCTCTTTCAGCGTCTTCGCTCGACCGTTGAGGCTGAGGGCGCTCAGCATGCCGTCGCGGCGCCGGCCGTCGCGATCGTCGGCCGTGACATCCTCGATCATGTCTTCGAGTTCGCCGATATGGGTCGTCGTCGCATCCAGCTCGTCGAGCATGCGGGCGACCAGCCCACGGCCGCGATCGGCAATCACGGATGCATCCGGCGTCGGCGGCCGCTCGACCGGTGTGTCCGCAGCCGCCGGTGGCAAAGTACGCGCGGTGCGCACCTTGCGTACCGCCCGAACCCACTTCTCAGCCTTCGCGCGCTTCCGAATAGCGCCTTCTGAAATCTCGTGCCGGTCAGCTATTTCACGAATGGAATCTTCGCCGGCCAAGTATTCGAGCTCGATGCGCGTCCAGTCGTAAGTAGACTTGCGAGTTGCCATACCGCGGCACCTCCGGCCAAAAAGTACGCACCCCGAAACCTCAGGGGAAAATAATCTGCGCGTGGGAGCCTATGGGGTCCAGTAGGGCGGGCCTCGGCCGAGATCGGACCTACCCCCCCCCTGGGGGGAGGGCCGGTCAGTGCCGCTGGGCGCGCTCGGCGCGCTGCTTTCGGCCGTTGTGACAGGGCGCGCAAAGGGTCTGCAGGTTGTCCTCGTCCCAGAACAGCGTCTCATCGCCGCGGTGAGGCTTCTTGTGGTCAACGACCAACTGCGATGTGTCCGACGTCATCAGCCCGCAGCCGGGCCACTGGCACGTGAACATATCGCGGATCAGGATGACCATGCGCAGGGCACGCCATCGCGCCGTCTTGTAGAGCTTGCGCCACGGTGCGTGCAGCGCGCGATCCTCGTCGCGGGTGCGCTCGACAGGTGGCAGGGCGCCGAGGCCTGGCCTGAGCGCCGTCAGGCGGTTCGGCAGGGCCTTGAGCTTACCCATGATGGCGCCGGCTTAACCCGTGAGGCCGGCGTGAACGATGGTTCGAAACAGCCGGTCCTTGAACTGCTGGTCGGAGGGCAGCTTATCGAAGGGCACGATGCAGGGGTGCGTCGGCGGCAGAGCGTCTGGATCCTTGATCTCGCCAAACACCCAGCCGGAGTCCACCTTCTCCGACATCCAACTGTCGTGCGACGCGCTGTCGCCCGCGTGCGGATTGGCCTGATGAAAGCGCACGCCGTTGATCGCCGACGACCGCTGCCATGCCGGAGCGTCTGCCCATGCGGGCTGCGACAGATCGCCATTGTAGGCGCACCACTGGCGGTTCACCTCATGGGCGATGCGCGCCAGCAGCTCGACCTTGCCCTGCGTGCCGGCATGCAGGCGCTCGCGGAGCAGATAGCCCTCGAGGCCCCACACCTTCGCCACAGCGCGCTCTCGCGCGAACTGGCGCCCAAGCTCGGCGTTGAAGTTTTCGGGAGCGGCGCACGCCGACTCACCGGTGACCGTGAAGCCGTTCGCAAGGAACAGCACGCAGACCGTCAGCACGCCGCCGAACACGGCATATTCCTCGCCGACGATCTTCGCATTGACGTCGTCGAGGGTGACGCGGGCAGCGACCGCGACGGCCGCAGCTGCATCGTCGCCTTGCTGCAAGGTGCTCATGACTTTCTCCAATGATTATTTCGATTGCCGAGAAGGCCGGGGCCGCACGCTGGTCTGACGATTGGGCTACGCCTCAAGCTCATCCCAACCTTGTCAGCCTCGGCCGCGAACCGTGGCCCGCGCCTCGGCGACAATGCGCTCGACATTCTCGATCCGTGCTTCGGCAGCGAGATGACACTCGACATCTTCTTGGAAGTCGAAGGCCGCTCCGTGAAGCTCGCATGCGAGACGTTCGAGGATCACGGACGTACTGGCATTGGAGGATCTACCCACGTGCGGCTCCGGCATTGGTATGGCCACCGTGATCGCCGACCCGGCGAACCTCGCGATGTATGACGAGACGTTCGGTGACCTCGGCCACCGCAAGCACGCCGAGCCCGTTTGTCCCGGTCAGGGCTTCACGTAGATCGTGCGCATGCGCCCGGGTGGAATGCTTGACGCTGCCCACGGTCATGTCGTGCCCATCTACCACCTCGAAGTGGCGGCTGATGACGGTGCCTGGCAAGGCGGACGAGTGACCCATGGCCACCTCCATCACGGTACGGGATGATGTAGATATGCGCCGCACTCGCGGGGGAGCGCTTGCTCCCGCGATTGTGGGACGGTCGCATGGCATAGAGCGCCAAGATCAAACCCGTCCGCAGCCCGCTTAGGCGGCGATGTTCCCGCTCTGTACAGCAAGTTCCGTAAGACGCCAAGCCTCGACAGTCATAACCAGCGAACCGCCGAAGTTGACCACGGCAGAACGGCCGTCGCAGCTTTCAACCGTACCGATAACGCCGGCCAGCGCCGCCATGTCCATCACCTCAACAGAACTGCTGGGCGGCAGGTTGCGGCGCTCCATGCGCATCGCCTTGCGCCGGGCTTTCTCGGTTCGCAGCGCAGTTGCTCGCGCCTTGCGCCGCTCCTCGCGATCTTCGATCTCCTCGATGCGAGCATACTCGGCGGCTGCCCGCTCCTCCTCTTGGCGCAAACCAATGATCTGAGCGCCGCTGACGAAGGGAACGCAGCCCGAGGGTTCGAACAGCGAAAAGGCCGGGTGCGGGCTGACGGCCTCGGCTGCTGCTTCGGCGAGCGCACGCCTCTGATCGCCGCGGGCGAAGACGATGGTGGGGACGATCGCCACCTGAGTGACTGTCTTCGACCGACGCCCGCCGATCAGCATGCGCTTGTGCGATTTGGTCGGCGTCCACACTTCGAACCCAGCGTCGGTTAGCGATTTCGCCAGCGTGACCGTCTGGCTGGCGGCTGTCCGGAGGATACACCAATCGCGAGGCCTACGTGGTGTCGCAATTGACTGGTGCATCATATCTCGGGCCCCGCCGCACGCCGGCGGGCTGCGTTCACTCTATGTGCTTCAGCAGATCGGTTTTCGGGAGTTCCCAAATCGGCACCATGAACGCCACTTTCCCGTTCACCGCCAAAGCCCTACCCCCTTGCGCAAAGAGCTATTTACGACTCATTCAGGGGAATGCGGTGGCTGACGACTTCGACGCAAAGCGGGAGCACATACCGCTTCTGACGGACGTATTTTCCTATCAATTCAAGGGGCCGAGCGGTCAGGTGATTGATGAGATGGTGCTCCCCGATAAGCTCGCTCACTATACGACGGCACAAGCAGCATTCGACATCATCTCGGCGCGAGACGACAAACGATGTCTTTGGCTGCGCAATGCCACCGTCATGAACGACTTCAAGGAGCTAAGCTACGGTCAGGAAATGATCGTGGAGGCATTCGCTGATCCGCATTTCGAAAAAGCGTTCAACAAAGCGTACCAAGCGCTTGCGCCTAACTCGGCTCCTGTCGCCACCCTTATGGAGAACGGCCTCGAAGACATCCGGCGCAATACGTTCCTGCTGTCCCTTTCTCGTCACTCACCGGAAGAGCTGAAGAGTGGCCGCCTGAGCATGTGGCGGGCTTACGGAGGCACTACGAATGTCGCACTCGTTTTCGATCTCGAGGCTCTGTATGTCGGGAGCTACGCATGGCCCGTCATACTCAGCCCGGTCATGTACTTCGGCGTCGAGGAGGTCCGAGGTGAATTCGAGCGGATACTAGCTGCGATGCTTGCCCGAAAAGATGAGCTTTCACGGGTGCCGCCGCACCTGATCGAGGCCGAGTTGAAGGAGAGCCTCGAGACCCTGCTGCTGACGACAAAGCACCCAGGCTTTGCCGAGGAGGAGGAATGGCGTTTGATCCACCGCCAGGAGGCTGTCGAGCCAGTCGGCGATTTTGATCCTAGCGAGATACCGAGCAAGATCGTCTGCCTGAGCGGCATCGTGCAAAAGGTGTATTACCTGCCGATGCGCCGCCCGGGTGAAACCGAGGTCACCAGCGAGGGGCTGAGCGATCTGCTCACCAGGATAATCATAGGTCCGACGAGCAACGAAGCCCTCGTGAGAGATGGGTTCGTGCAGTTGCTTGAAGAAGCCGGCCTCACCGATGCCGATCAGCGGGTGCTGGTCAGTGGGATCCCGCTGCGCCGGTAGAGAATGGGGATCATATCAGCCCTGCCCGACCAATCCCGCCAAGAGATCAACCTCCCAGCCCTGTGGTGCTGTCTCGATTGGATATGCCTCGACGATGGCGGGCGCTCGTGACTTGACGACGGTCCAGCCGCGGCCGTGGCACGCAAGCTCTAGGTCAAGGTCGCTCAGGTTCGCAGCCGGGTCCGCCAGCTTGATCGTCTCGACCGCTGCACGGTCGTATATGAGATAGCCGTCGGCTTGGAGGCTGGCGAGGTAGCGGCCGACGTGCTGGCGGCGAACTCGCGTGCGGCGGGCGATCTCGCCGAGGCTAGGCGAGCAGCCGTGCTCCCGCCGATACTGGCGTATGGCGGTGAGCACGCGGTGGCATGCGCTGGTCGTGTCGATTGCATGCGGCGGGCTCATGCAGCTGCGCGGCGCTCCGTCATGGAATGGATCTTCCCCACGGTGGATGCCTTCAACTTGGCCGCCGCCATGATCTCCCGCATGTCCTCCGGCGTCAGCGGATCAGCGGCCAGCTCGGCCGCACGCGCATCTTCACGCTCCGCCTGATCGGCAAGCCGCGCGAGGCGCATCGCTCGCGCCCGGCGTTCGAACAGCATGGGATTGACGAACGTGCGCAGTTCGCCAGCCGACTTCGGGAAGAAGCGTCGACCGGGGGCATTGCAATAGGCGCGGCATGCCGCCTGAAGGATATCGAGCGGCACGTCGTCGAGGTGGACCCGCAGCAGCTTTATCGTGGCATCCGCCTCGGCCGCGTCCTCGTCGCGAACGATGGTGCCAGATCGCAGGCCCATCAGCACGCTGTGCCGTTCGTGGCTCGTGCTCGGCGCCAGCGCTTCGGCATGCATCATCGCGGCGTTGCGCAGGCCGTCTGCCGATCCTGCCGGGACCGGCATGCCGTAACCATGGGGGAAGCTGGCATCGAGCGCGCGCCGATCAACCCAAGCCGGGATCGCCGCCGCCAGCATAGTGGCGGAGCAGCGGGTCACGGTATTCGCCCCGCCCTCGCTCACCGCCCCGCCCTGATCGATTGTGGTGATGTCCTGTGCCATTTTCCTGCTCCGTGATCCTGTTGAGCCATTCCTGCTGAAAGCTCGTCCAATTGCGTTCGACGATGGTGTCGATGATCCTGCCGGGCGGCCATTCGGCCAGTGTCGTGCTGGCGAGCCTGCCGCAGAGCAGCTCGTAAGCCCGAGGGGTCAGCGTCGATCGCTTGGCGCGGCGATGGTCGACGAACCCGGTCCACTGCTCGTCGCTCACACCCGGCGGCGGCGGCATGTCCTTCGGCCAGCGTCGTTTCGCCGACGGGACCTTCGATGCATCAGCGCCCTGCCCGTTCCGATCGCACGATTGCGGCTGCACCTGCTCGCGCTCCGAAGAAGGCGAAGCCTTCGAAGGAGAGGGTTCAGGAGGGTTAGGGTCAACCTGCTGGACGGGTGGGGTCAGCGGCGTTGACCGGTCAACCTGCTTGACCGGTGCAGGGCGTTGACCGGTCAACGTGGCGGATTGACGCGCGAGGCGATCCGCATGGCTTTTCACCAGCGGCAAGGCCTCCAGCGCTTCGACCACGATCGCGTATTCAACCGTGAAGCCGTTCGGTGCGCGCCGCTGACCTGCCTCGATCAGCAACCCCTCTGCGATGAACGCCTTGATCGTGTCCAGCATCGCCTGCTTCGAGCAGCAGAGCTCATCAGCCATCGTCTGCTTCGACGCATAGATGCCCGTGCCGTCATCGTCGGCCTTGTCGGCGAGCAACGCCATGACGCCCTTGCGCATCGGGGTGCGCAGGTCGCGGCGGTACGCTTCCGTGATGAGGCGATTGCTCACGCGGCCATTGCCTCGAGCTTGTCGGCATAGGCGCGAACGCCGGTCCATTCGTCGGCCGTGCCAGCGAAGAGGGGTAACCTGTACCGATGGTGGTTCTGGGCGAGGCTGGTGCTGTCGCAGCTCACGAACGGATATTCGCCGCCGACCAGCACGCCGCGCAGCATGTGCAGCGGATGCCAGCTGTTGCCCATGAGGCCCGCGACCTCGTCCATTCTGGCGCGGTAAGCGTCACACCCGACCGGCTCGCGCTTCGGATCACCGATCCACCCGAGGCAGACGCGGTCGTATCGATCACACAGTCGCGCCAATCGGTCGAGCGAGCCATCCATGTGCCAGACCGGCGCGCCGCGTGCGCGGCCATGCGGCCACTCATTCAGCAGACCATCATTCAACTGCGAAGGCGCCGCCGGCTTGTCCGGTATCACCGCCCAGCGGCCCGCGTCCCATAGGCGCTCTTCAAGCCAGCCGTAATATCCTGACCAGTCGCCGCAGCCGGCGTCCATCGGGTCGACGCCTTGCCGGATCGCCTGCATCCAGAAGCTGAAAGCACCGTTGTCATACATGACGTACGGCGCCATCGCTTCCACTCTGCCAGCGTCGTCTGCCCGATAGTAGCTGACGCAGAATGCACGGCCGGCGACGGCATGAAGCGCCGCCGCGGGCGTCAGCGGCGTGCCGTGATAGACGAGCGCCATCATGCCGCCCCGACGAACAGGTCGGGAAGCAGGCGCAACTGGATACCTTCCATCGGATGCTCGCGGTCGAGCGCGCGACACTCCGCGCAAGTGCATGGCGCTGCGCGCTTCTCGGCGACTTGCCTTGGCAGCGGCGGTTTACGGCGGCGCGTCATGCTGCGATCCCGAACAGGTCGAGTTGCGGCCCGGCAGTGAAGGGCATCGCTTCCGCCGGCGGTACGATGACCGGTGGAATCGCTATCACCGGCTCGGCCGGCAGCGCTTCACCTGTCAGAGCCGCAATCTTGCAGCGGATGTCGTGCCTGACGCCGTCGGAGATTGGCCCGACGCGCACCATGATATCGGTGCCTGGATACGTGCCCGGTTGCCACGCGGCGAGCTGCGCCTCCAGCTGCTCCACCTCACCTACGATATCGCGCTCTACCGGCGCAGCGAGGGTGGCGGCAGCTATGGCGGCACGCATGTCCCGAACGACGAGGTGAAGCGCCGCCGCTATGTTGGTGTTGAGTACGCCGCCGGCCGCGCGCCGTTCGTCGGCGCGAGCCTCCCACATTGCCGCGTGCTCGCGGTTCCAGGCTATCGCCTCGGAAGTAAGAAGCCGGATCATCAGAGCAGCGCCGGGCTGGGCGATGGCGGCAGCGGTATGGGAACCGCCTGACCGCTGGCCAGATTGATGAAGGCCCCGGCATGGCCGATCGATCCGCGGCCGAGCAGATCGAACAGCAGCGCCAGCGCATGGCTGGCAACGACCCGGTTCACGAACAGCGATTGGCGATCGAGCGCTTCGGCAACCGAACAGGACGGAGCGTCATCCTCGACGATCCCGTCATCGGCCAGCTCCGGGAAATACTCGAGCACGGTCGGCAGACGATCCGACGGCAGGCCGGCGGCGTGGCCGGGGCAGCCGATCAGGAACTGGCCGTCGGTCGCACGGTTGCCGAGATCCATCCAGTAGCGCGGCCTCGGCTGCGCCGCCGCGATCGCCGCACCGATGGCACGGCGCGCGGCCGCGGTGTCGACGCAGGTGATGACGATATCGAAGCCAGAGACGCCGATGTCGGCGGGCACCCGGCCGTGGACCGCGCGCCAGTCCAACCCATGGGCGATGTTGATCCGCTCGGTTAGCGTCCGAGCCTTGGAGGCGCCGAGGTCGCACCGATAGAACGGCTGGCGTCCAAGGTTCGCCTCGCTCACCGTATCGTCATCGACGACGGTGACGCGCAGAGCGCGCGAAGAGATCGCCTGTAGGGCGGCATGGAGCGACGCCAGCCCCATCATCATCTGCCCGCCATTGCCGCCGCACCCGGCGAGCAGGACATTGATCGCCCCGTTACCGAGGCGGTCCGGCAGGAAGTGCCGTGGGGCGGTGTCATTCTGCATGACGATCTCCAGCGAAGGGGCTGCGGGGCATCGGCAGGAACATGCCGCCCGCGCACAGCCGGGAGGCCGTTGTGGGTCCGGCCGGCTCGTCCAGGTTGCCGAACACCATCGCGATCTTGGTCGCGTGCACATCATCCTCATCGTCGGTCGCGCTGAAGAACGCGGGCGCCGTGCCGTGGCTGTGGATGTCGCAGACCAGATGCCAGTCGGCGGCAAGTTGCGGTGTCCGGTAGACGAGCCGCGACGGCGTCGCTTCGTCGATCACCGGGAAGTCGACCGCGAAGTCTCCCGTCGCCTCGTTCCAGATCACGAAGGCCGCGGCCTCGTTGGGCAGTGCTGCGCGTAGATGCGCGAGGATCGCAACGAGCAGCTCCGTCGGTACGAGGCCGCAGCGGAGATAGGCCCGAGCATCACCAATGCTGCCATATGGCAGGTAAGCGGCGAAACGCGGGGCGATGGGAAAGTCGACAGCGAGCCAAGCCCGGCGCAGGATCAGCATGACGCCGTCATGGCCGACCGCCACACCATGCCCCGCCCGCATCGCGCGCAGTGCATCGATCGCAGGGGAACGCCCCGACGGTGGAACCGGCAGACAAGGCACCGCTGCCAGAACCTCGGCGGACGTCGGATCATCGGCGAGCCGGCTCATGCGCCGATGCTCCGCTTGATGATCGCGCCCAGCGTGGACGACTGATCGCCGGGATCAGACTTCGAGACGCCGAACGGTTTCAGGCGATCGATCGGAAAACTGTCGGCCTTCCGCGCTGCGAGGCTATCCCACAGCCGCACGAGGCCACCCTTCCCGGTGACGGTGCTCTCCTGACCGATGTTCGGATGCGTCGACCAGGAATCGAAGACGGCGCGCTCATAATCCGGCATCAATGCGGGCGTGATCGACTTGGGCACGGCGATGTTGCCCCAGCACAGGCTCCCGTCGATGTAGACGTTGAGCACCGGCGAATGGAGGACGACCGTCTCCGACGTCGGTCGCTCACTGGCAGGCAGCGCGTAGACACCAAGCCGCCCCTGCGTCGCAATGAATACGTGCGCAGGATAGGGCAGCGGCAGCACGATCCGCGCGGCCAGCTTGGCCAGTCCCTTCGGCGGCGAGGTCAGCGCGAAGTACGATGTCCGTACAGCCGCAGGCACCCACCACGCGAGCAGGTCCGGATGCGCGACCAGAACGTTGGCCGGCAGGATGTCGGGAACCTGCGTGCGCCCGAGCGCCTCAGTCCATCGGCGAAGGTGCGAGCGCGACAACGGGCTTCCTGCGCCGATCGTCGGGTTCCCGTCCGCGCGCTCGACGGGATGGATGCTGGCAAATGTCGGCCCGGCGGCATGCACCGGCGTAAAGCGGTCCGGATCGCTGCGCGCCTGGCTGCGATAAAGCAGGATCGCGTTGGTCAGCACCATGTCGCCGTCGGTCGGTTCGAATTGTGTCGAGATCGTCATTTCCACGCCCTCATGTCAGCGGGATCGAGATTGATCAGCGCCTGCGCGGCCAGCACCAGCTCGGCGCCCATGCGGAGTGAGGCGAACCACGCGTCGATGGCATCGACGTCGGCGAGGGCGCAGAGGCCGGCGATGTCGTAGAAGCCTTGCTCCATGCCGAATCGACCGACGTCGTCGAGCTCGCGGCCGAACTCGTCGAATGGCACGAGCGTCAGCGGCGGCAGGTGGCTGCGCTCTTCGAATTCCGGGACGTAGGTAAGGACTTCGTCGTGGCGCAGGTGCCACGCTCCGCTGGCCGGCATCGCGCCCGTGAGAGCGGCATGGGCCTTGCGAACCCGCGCAAGCGCACGGCGCAACGACGGTGGCATATCCTTCTGCGGCGACGCCTTTGCGGTCATCCAGTCCGGACGGCGGGCCGCGATCTGCGACGGCAGCGTCATCTCGTCGAGGTCTGCGGGATCATGGCCGTGCCACTCGATCAGCGAGTTGCGGGCGCCGTCGTCGCTTGTCTCGCCGTCCCAATAATAGGCCGAGAGTTCCTCGATCATGTCGTCGTACGAGAACACCGGCAGTGCCGCGCCAAGGCATTGCTCCAGCGCCTGATAAGCCGCCGCGCGCCAGCCGACCGGAGCGACGGGGGCGACGATCGTGTTGCGGAGCACGTTGGTTTTCTCGATCCAGCCGAGATCGATCTGGCCGACGCTGTCGCACATGATCGCGAGCGCGGGCGGGCGACCATCATCACCGAACAGCACGACGACGCGCAGATCGGCCAGCTCGAACGGCCGCAGGACCTCGTCGACCGCCGCGCCGAACACCTGCTCGATATGCTGCCGGGCGGCGGCGCGCGTAAGCGGCGGCGCGCCCTCCTCACGCGCCGCGACCCATCGGCCGATCAGCCGGTGGTGTGCCGCCAGCGGTGCGTCGAACGATGCCGGCACGTCGACGGCAAGGGCGATCGGTCGCCCGGCAAGATCAACCGAGGGGCGCGAGGCGGAGGCCGGGCGGCGGCTGAAGCGGCTCCCGGTGATCGGAGCGGTGAAGCGCGGCGAGGACGCTCGTGTGGAGCGCCTGGAGATCCGGGCTGGTCTCGGGCTGGGAAGTGCCGGTCGTGTCGCCATCATCATGGTCGATCCATTCGAGGAGGGTCTTGCGGGAGGCTGGCGGGATGGCCGCGAGCGCAGGCGGCATCGTCAGCCCTTGGTGCCGACGGCCCGCCGGTACTCGGTGACGTGCACGCCCCCGGTCACGCCGGCGTCGACTGTCTCGGCGTTGAGGATCGCCGGGTAGAGCGTCGCATGGTACGCGCGGAGGCCCTGCGGATCGGCGGCGAGGTGCGGCGGAATCGGAAGGTCGATGCCGTCGTAACGGTAGGCGCGGGTGAGCTCGTTGATCTGCATGGTGGCCTCGAGAACAGAGTTGCGGTGACGGTGGCGATCAGAAGAGGCTGACCGGCTCCCCGGGCTTCGGATCGACGTTCGGAGCGCTGGCCGGGGGCGGGGTCGGCGTCGCGGCCGCGGCTGGCTTTTCGGGTGCGGACGTTTTCGCCGCCGCCGGCTTGGCAGCAGGCTTCGACTTCGCCGCCGCCGCGGTCTTTGCGTCATCCGCCGCCTTCAGCTGCTCGGCGATCTGATCGCCCAGCGCCTTGCGCGCGGAGAGCAGCTGGCCGAGCGCGCCGGCGGTGCCCTTGGTCAGTTCGGCATCGATCTCCGCGGCGGTACCCGTGATGGAGATCGGTCGGACCTCCGCGCCCTCCGGTACGTGCTTCGTGCCTTCCGACTTTCGCGGCAGGATGGTCAGCGTGACCGTCTCGTCCGGACCGGCGACGAGGTCGAAGCCGAGCGAGTAGCGCGACAGCAGCGGCAACAGGCTGGTGATCAGCATGGGATCAATCCTTGTAAGCGAGGGGGGCAGCGGCGGGCGGCGCGCCATAGGTTCCGTCGACGGTCATCGCGCTCGGCAAGCGACCGGCCCACCGAAAGCCCTTCGCGTTGAGCATGCCCGCGATCAGGTCGGTGATCTTGGCGTCGAGGAGCTTGGCAAACGCCCGCTCGCCCATGTGGTCGATCAGGCCGCATTCCCTCGCGATGAACTTCAGCTCATCCTTGCCGAACTTGCTGAGGAACGCGGTGTTGACCTCCCATGTGTCACGCAGGACCGCCTCGAAGGTCGTGGCGAACTCCGGATCGCCCTCTGCCGCTTTGACGAGCGCGACACGCCAGGCGGCGTCCCGGATCGACATGCTGCGCGCTGCGATCGTCTTGGTGTTCACAGTGGGCTGCGGCCCCGCCGGCAACTTCGCTGGCGGCTTCACCGGGCCCGGCGCTGGCGGCGCATCGGACGCCTTCGCGTCGGCGGCTGGTGCGGCGATCGCGTTCGTGGCCACCGCGCCCGCAAACTGATCGCCGCGGATGTGGAGATCGTTGCCTGCCTGCGCGGCTTCCGTCTTCAGCTGATAGCAGCCGGGGTTGGTGCAGTGCCCGTCATCGACATGGGTGTCGAAAAGGGCCCGCTGCGCGCCCGAGTTGAACGGGCAGGTCAGGCACTCGACCTTCTCAAAAATGGCGGCGGCGAGGCTCTGCGTCACCCGCATCAGCAGCTCGCGCGTCTTCGCGACGTCCAGGCTATGGGTCACGATGGTGTCGAGCGCCCTTTCCTGCTTGTCCGCCGGTATGACGGCGAGCAGCTCGGCGTGCCCGACCATGATCCGGCGCTGATCGAGCGCGACCTTCACCGGCTCGGCAAGGTTCGCCAGCGCGAGCCGTCGATCGAGCTTCGCACGCGACCAGCCCAGCCGCCGGGAGGCCTCCGCGCGATCGTCCTGGCAGGCCGTCAGGACGCGGACGGCGGCGTCAGCCTGCTCTGTCTCCGAGGCGTCGTCGCGGATGTCGTTCTCGTCGATCGCCGCTTCCAGCGCCTCGCTGTCGCTCATCACAAGGATGCGCACCGGGACAATGCCGTCCGGACCGAAGGCTTCCACCGCAGCTTTATGGCGGCGTCCACCGGCTACGATCTGATAGGCCTCGCTATCAGCCGGATCAGGCCGGACCAGGATGGGCTGCAGCAGCCCGCGCAGCTTCAGCGAGTCGACCATTTCAGCGTGCTTCTTCGGGTCGAAGTAGCGACGCGGATTGGCGCCCGGATTGATGCGCGAGAGCACCAGCATGGTGATGCTGGTCGGATCAATGTCGCTCGTACCGGCGGCGCGTGCGTCGGGTTCTAAGGCGGTGACGGTCATGCGTTCGGCCCTTTGCTGATGAGAGCGGCGGGCTCCTCGCCGATCTCCTTGAAGAGGTTGGTCGACACCCGGGCGCAGCGCTCCGCGACCTTGGCGAGCTCGCGCGCCAGAAGGCGAACCTCGAAATTCGAGATCGTTGTGTCCCCGTTGCGTTTGGCGTACAGTCCGCGCTCGCTGCACCCGATGAGTGCCGCCACGTGCTTGATGCCGCCTTTGTCGCAGAGCACCTCACACGCTGTTTCGAGACCGACCATCCGCGGCGCGGAGAGCACCCGGTCAGATACTTCCGAATGTTCGGAAGTTGTCGGCGGTGCCTTTGCGATGACGCTCGTCATTCCTGCGGCTCGCCGGTGAGGAAAGCTGGCGCGAATGGCGGATCGATGTCGTCCTCATGAGGCGCGGGGAGCGCAGTCGGCGGCACCAGCGCGGCGAGCGCGGGCGGCAGCTGATACCGGCTCTTCGGCGCACGCGCGGCGGCGACCTCGATCGTGACCGGCGTGAAGGCGTAGATACCGCCGCCTCCGATGAAGGTAGGAGGCAGCAGCTGCCCGTCAAAGATCGCTTCGATCTGCATCAGCTTCGCGCCGAAGCGCTCCACCTCGGCCACGCGTCCGATCATGGTGCGGTGACCCAGCTGCTCGACGATAGCGTATTCGCCATCGGGCAGCGCCGGGCGCAGGCTCTCATTCGCGGAAGCATGGGCTTCCGCGCCAGTCGTATCGTCCATGTCTTACTCCTGTCGGGCGGCTGCCCGCGGTTAGGTCCTCATTGCGGAGATGCCGGCGCTCCGTTCGCAATGCGTTCGAGTTGATGGCGAAGGCAGGCGCTGGCCCGGTCCAAGTCGGCAAGACGGTCCAGCACCATGCCCGCCTCCGCGGGCAGCACCGCCGATCCACCGGCTCCTGTGCCGGCAACGGCATCGCTGACGGCCCGCGACACGTCGCCCAGCTCGCTGCTGAGCTCGATGACGCTCATCTGCAGCGATCGATCGTCGACCAGCGCCTCCGGCAGCATGATGAAAACGCCGCCGCGGATCCGCGCCATGGCGTGGAGGATGTGCGGATGTCCCGCCTCACCGTGGCCGATCGCCTCCAGCGCGACCGCGTCGCGGATGGTGATGCTGTCGCGATGGTTCGGCGAACAGCAGCGCGAAATATGGCTGTCCGACACGCCGGTTTCGCGCTCGCAGATTTCCAGCCCGCCCGCCGCCTGGACGGCGCGCTTGGTCGCTGCGGCGAGCACCTGCTCGTCGGATGATAGCTTGCCGTCAAACATTGTTCTGCAACCGTTCCATGCGGGAGGAAGAGGCGATGGCGTTTCCCGATGCGACGGTGCCGCGGAGCGGCCTATCTGCGTCGGCATGGAAAACGGGGCATCGTGGAAGAAAATCACCGGCGGCGAGGTCTTGGGGGCTTGCGCCGCCGGCGAGGTGTCGGCTGCCGTCTTGGGGGAACGTAACAGCCGCAGGGAGGACTTGAGCGCGACGGAGCGCGCAATCGGTTTGGGTGCAGGCGAACGCCTCGGGGTGCCAGGCACTGATGCCGCAGCGGTCGCAGGCGCTCATGCCGTCACCTGCTCGGCGGCGTACGCGTCCATGTATTCGCGGACCTTTGCCTCGGTTTCAGGCCAAACACGCCGACCAGCCCTAAGCTGGGTGACAAACTTCCAATCGTTCACCGCCCCCCGACCAAGCGCGCTCTCTGCGACCCCGGTCTTGCGGAGGAACGTCTCAACATCAGTTAGGAGGGAAGGATCAGACATTGCGGTGCTCTTGCTGCGTCCCGAAGCATATGCGGGATGCTGCCCGCACATGTCAAGGGATACTTCCCGCATGATTATTCCGAAAAATTGCGGGAAGGGTCCCGCATGGTAGATCCGAACGTAATCTTGATAGACCGCATTGAGGAACGCTTGACCGCCCTTGGGATCTCGGATCGTAAGGCGTCGATGACGGCAGTCGGCAAACCTGACTTGATCCGGGACATCCGTCGAGGTCGCCAGCCTATCGGTTCACGCCTCGCGGCGCTGGCGGCGACGCTGGAAACGACGGTGGATTACCTACAAGGAGCGACAGACCGGCCGGGCGGCGCTGTGCAGCAGGACGGATCAATCCGAAGCCTCGTTCCGCCGCCTCAAGACATGCTTCAGGATATCCCTGTTTATGGGACTGCCCTTGGCAGCGAGGCGCAATACGGTGACCAGTCCGACGGGCGTGTCGCTATCGAGCAGGTCGATCTGAACACCGGGGAGGTGGTCGATCGCTTTCGCCGCCCTCCCAATCTGATGAACCGGCGGGACATCTATGGCCTGTACGTGGCGGGCGATTCGATGGAGCCAGCATACGAGAGCGGACAGGGAGTGATCGTCGACCCCAAGCGTCCGGCAAAAGGCCGAGATTATGTTGTTGTTTACCTTCGCACGCGCGAGGATGGCGACAGCGCCGCTGGCGTACTCATCAAGAGGCTCGTCCGCCGCTCCGCGAGCTATATCGAGCTGCAGCAGTACAATCCTCCCGTGACCTTCCGTCTCGACTCACGGCTTTATCGTGAGGTTCACCGCATCATGCCGTGGGATGAAGCCTTCGGCATGTGAGGGCAGTTAAGCGGGCTTTTTCCCGCAGGTGTATTGACTGCGGGAAGTAGCCCGCATATCTGACCTTCATCGCCGCATGTCGCGGCATGGAGGTTCACGTGGCTACAGCAGCCCAGACCGACTGGCTCGATCCAGTAAATGACGCCGCGGACGCCCGCGTTGCCGCCGCCGTCAAAGACTTCCGCCAGGCGGTGCTCGACATCCGCGTGGCATCCGCGCGAGTGTTCGATCTCCCGGCGACCAGCCCGCAGCGTGAGGCGCTTCAGGAGCAGATAGACTACCGCGTCGGCGGCATGCAGGCGCGTGCTGATACGATCGACATCACGCTCGACGAGCTGTTCCGCCTGATCAACGCCGACATCGGCGCGAGCCGCATCTCGCAGGATCACCGCCCGCATGGCGATTACCTGCGCGCGCTCACCGACGAGAACACCGGCGCCTATGCCGCAGAGGCGACCATCCATCGTGAAATCTCGCGATTGCAGGATCTGCTACCCGCTGCCGCCGACCGCCGCATCGCCTCGGATCGCGCGTGTGCGGGTTATCTCGCCGGCTGGGCTGCGCGTGGGAACGCCAGCAAGTGAGCGCTCCGATCGCCTTGTCGAAGCCGCAGGCCAACATGCTGACCCACGTCCGTTGGGTCGGCGCCAGCGGCTATGACGCCCCGCGCAAGCATCCCGTCCTCGTCGCGCTTGATCGGCGCGGCATGGCCGAGTTTCGCGGCACACGCGCCGCTCCCCGGATCGAGGCATGGCACGCCACGGCCGCGGGACAGAAGTGGGTCGATGATCGCGCCGCCGCGGCGAAGGCGATGCCCGATGGCTGACCGGCTGATGATCGAGGCGCTGGTCGCCACCGGCCTGACGCCGGAAGACGCGGCCGAGCGCGTTGATCAGGTGTTCGCCGCCGCCATCACCGTGCTCGCGCGGGGTCGGTATGTCCGCATTCCCGGCGTCGGCGAACTCAAGGCGCCGATGAAGCGAGTGTGGGTGCCGGGCAGCTGCAAGCGCCGCGCCGTCGAGCAGCGCAAGATCGAACTGCGCGGCGGCAACGTCATCGAGAAGGGCGAGGCGTACGACGTCGATCGCCGCGACTTCGGAGCGAAATCCATGGCCGGCTTCGTGCGGCCTCACCAATCGTCGGAGCCCGTCACATGAGCTGGAATGCTGCCGCGCACCTCACAGGCTGGCTTTGCCTGTTGGCGATGTTGCTGATCGCCCTTTACGCCATGTACGAGGTCGTCGCGCCGCAGTGGCGCCGGATCCTCAGCCTTGCCGCCGGCAACATCGAGCCGGCGTTCAGCGATGAGGCTGATGACCGATCTGCTGCCGAGTTGTCGGCATGATGCGCCGCGACGAGGGTCACCCGTTCACACGCGAGTTCCGGCGCGACCGAGACAGGATCGAAAGCCGCATGGCGCAGATGCGCCGCGCGCGCCGGATCTTCAACGTCGTCGCCTTGGCCTTCGCCGTTTGGGCGCTCGCCGCTGGCGGCTGGCTGCTGCTGCACCCTGAGCAGATCGGCACCTTCATCGGCCGTGTCGCCGCCGGCGTGCAGTTGGTCGCGGGCGCGCAGCCGTGACGCAAGCCCACCCCCTCCAGTGGCCGGACGGGCTGCCGCGGACCGAGAAGCCCGCCTCGTCGCAGTTCAAGACGTCGTTGGCCGGCGCGCTCGACAACGTCCGCAGGTCACTGGAGGCGTTCGGCCGGGACAGCGGCAAGGCTGTCGGTGGCATCGTCCTCTCGTCGAACGTGACGCTCGGCGTGTCTAACCCGCAGGACCCCGGCGTTGCCGCGTGGTTCGTATGGGATGGCGAGCAACGCTGCATCGCGGTCGACCGGTACCCAAAGGTGCAGGACAACCTGCAGGCGATCCACCATATCATCGAGGCGCGTCGGACAGAGATGCGGCACGGTGGGCTTCACATCGTGCGGCAGACCTTCAAGGGCTTCGTCGCCCTGCCCGCGCCGCCGAACAGCCGCGGCTGGCGGGAGGTGCTCGGCTTCTCCGCCGATGCGAAGGTGATCCTGCTCGACATCGATCGCGCCTTTCGCGCGCGCTCGCTCGACGTCCACCCTGACCGCCCTGGCGGTTCCGCTGACGCGATGGCGGAGCTGAGCCGTGCCCGTGACGAAGCAAAGAGGGCGGTCCGCTGATGAAGATGTACCCGCAATACGGCCGCGGTTCGGCTGGGCCCCGCGCCCGCACGCTAGTCCGCGAGGAAGTGCTCGCCCGCCGCGACGAGGCCATGCGCCTGCCGCCTTCCCCGGAGCGGTCCGCTGCGCTCGCCGTCGTGCGCCGCCAGCTCACGACGATCGCCAACAGAACCGATCGGGGAAAGGAGTAACGGCATGTGGCCATTCTCACGCAAGAAGCTTCCTATCACGCCGCCACAGCCGCCGCTGCGCGAGGAGCAGTGGCGCACCGGAGACGTCGCAGAGTGCATTTGCGACAATTGGGCGCTTCCTGAGCCTCTGCGCGCGCCGCAGCGCGGTTCGCGCCACTTCGTGGTCAATGTCGACAATAGCGAAGATCTCACGTTCATCGGACTGCTCGGCTATCCAAGCGACTTCCTCTGGCTCGGCTATGGCTTCCGGAAGATCGTGCTGCCGGATCTCGCTGCAGATCACGATGTCGGCGAGACGCTGCCGAGCCGGGAGCTGATCGATGGCTGACACGACGAAGATCGAATGGACCGACGCCACCTGGAACATCATCAACGGCTGCGCGGTCCTGAGCCCGGGGTGCAAGCATTGCTACGCCATGGGCCTCGCCGGCACCCGGTTACGTCATCACCCGAGCCGCGCTGGCCTGACGATCGACACCAAGGCGGGGCCGGTCTGGAACGGCGCGGTGCGGCTGCACGAACCTTGGCTGACCCAGCCACTGGAATGGTCGAAACCGCGCGACATTTTCGTCTGCGCCCACGGAGACCTGTTCCACGACGCGGTGTCGTGGGACATGCTCGACCGGGTGTTCGCCGTGATTGCGCTGTGCGCGGTCGAGACGCGCGGCCATCGCTTTCAGGTGCTGACCAAGCGGTCGGCGAACATGCGCCACTACATCAGCGCGTTGCCCGAACGGTCGCGAGCGATCGCCGAGGCGGCGGTCTATCCGCACAAGCGACCGATGGAAACCGGCAGCGCCATCATGCACGCGCTCGAACGCGGGCCATTGCCGAACGTGTGGCTGGGCGTCTCGGTCGAGGATCAGGAGCGTGCCGGACAGCGCATCCCCGATCTGCTGGCCACCCCGGCCGCCGTGCGGTGGATCAGCGCCGAACCTTTGCTGGGACCGCTCGACCTTCGCGCCATCAGCATCCCGGACAGCCTGTCGGTCGCCTGCTCGAACGTCAGGCTCGACGCCCTGACCGGCTATCATCGCGGCACGCCTCGCATGGACGGGAGCGCGGTCCCCAGCCTGCCGCCGCAACGCGCCGCGCTAGACTGGATCGTGGTCGGCGGGGAAAGCGGGCGCGACGCCCGGCCGATGCATCCCGCTTGGGCGCGGGCGTTGCGCGACCAGGCCGCCGCGACCTTTACCGCATTCCTGTTCAAGCAATGGGGCGCGTGGGCGTTCGCTGATTTCGACACGTCCGAAGCGACGCATTGGTTCGGCCCGACCGGGCTGCGCGGCCGATTCGATGGCGGACGATGGGGGCCGGGGGATGTCAGCGCCATGCGCGTCAGCAAGAAGGTGGCCGGACGCACGCTCGACGGCGTGACCCATGACGGGGTGCCCGCATGAAGGTCAGCGTCCCTTGGAACGCCGCCTGGTCAGGCGAGGATCGATACGAGGTTCGGCCGTGCCGCTGGGTTCGCGGCCGGCTGGCGCTGTGGAGCCCGCATGCTCCCGGCGAGGGCAAGCCGATCTTCGCGAAGCCCCACATGGTGCGGCAGCGCCGATCGATCGCAGAGATGCGCTGCACTGTCTGTGGCGAGCTGACGCCGCCGGGCGATCGGTGGTGGTTCAAGCTCGGCCGGATCGAGGAGCGACACTTCATGACGACGGAGGCCCCGGTGCACCGCGCCTGCGCCGACCACGCCCTGACAGCCTGCCCGCACTTGCGCGGCCGCGCCGCCGACCTTGAACCGCTGCCCAGCGGCTTCGTGGTGGTGTCCGCGATCATCGGAGGGCCGGCGGTTGACCGGGATTTCGGGATCAGCATCGATCCGGAACGCAAAATTATCGGCGCGCTGAAGCTGGCGTGGCCGGCATCGCAAGTGAGGTGGGCCGCATGAACGACCAAATACCCGAAAGCACGAAGAGCCCCGCCCCTCGCCGCCTGACGTGGCTGCTGATCGGCGTGATCATCGGCGCCCTGCTGCAGAAGTGGATCGAGCCATGATCGGTGGATTGGCTCCCGACCTGTTCATGCGCCGCGCCGCCGAGATCAGCCCGTGCGGTCTCTACCGGTATTGGTTGGAACGCGAGTGGGAGGCAGGCAAGCCCATCCTCGTCGTCTGCATGCTCAACCCGTCGAAGGCCGATGCTGAGCGCGAGGATCAGACGCTGCTGGCGCTGATCCATTTTGCGAAGCTGTGGGGATATGGCGGGCTGACGATCGTCAATCTCTACGGATGGCGATCTCCGAAGCCGGCGGAGATGATGAAAGCGGACGGCCGAATCTGTGAGACGAACCGCCAGCGATGGCGTGAGGCGGGGCTGATCGCCGCGGTGATGGGCGGTGGCCGGATGCTGGTCGCGTGGGGAAACGACGGGGACTTCGAGGGCGAGGCGACGCGGTTCGCCGACTTCGCCGCCGATACGATCGGCGTTGACCTCATCTGCCTGGGAACAACGCTGTCGGGTGCGCCGAAGCATCCGATGGCACGAGGATTGTGGCGCATCCCGAGGGATCAGCAGCCGGTTATTTGGAGGAGTAGGAAGTGAGTATGATGGGGAGGGTTGAGGCTGTGGATCGACGTAACGACGTCTTCCTGCGCCTGCCGGACGTGATCCGTCGCACCGGGCTGTCCCGTGCGACGATCTATCGGAAAGCCGAAAAGGGCGAGTTTCCGACGCCCCGCCGGATCGGGGCAAATTCCGTCGCTTGGTATGAAAGCGACGTGGCCGCATGGATGGCGGCACCGATGGAGTGGCAGGCCGCGGCTTAGCGGTCCTGCCCGTCCAGCAGGTCGTTGGCGGGCAGAAGATCAGCGGTCAGGAGATCCGCCCACACCTGCGCCAGTTCGCGCCGTCGGGGCATGTACGCGGCGCGATTGTACGCCATCTCCGACCCCGACGTGCCCTTCGCACGGTGAGCCAGCATGCCGTCGATAATCGCCCGATCATCTGGCCGCCGCTGCTCCACCGCATATTCGTTCATGATGGTCGAGAAAGTCGACCGCCAGCCGTGCGGCACGTGTCGGCCGCTATAGCCGTTCCGCACGTACATGTACCCGAGCGTGTTCTCGCTCATCGGCTGGTGCGTAGATCGCACGCTGTGGACGATGAACGGGAATTTGCCGGTCAGGCGGCGCAGAGCGCGCAACACCTCGACGGCCTGCGACGGGAGCGGCACGACATGCTCGAAAGCCTCGTCGGCCTTGTTCTCGAGCGCGAGCTTCATCCGCGCCGCCGGGATGCGCCATAGTGCCGCCGGCGACGCAGCCTTGGGGTCGGACCAGTCGATCCCCTCGAATTCTGACCAGGGCGCTGCCCGCAGAATTCCCGGCCGGACGGCGGTGAGGGCGAGCAGGCGCGACGCCAGCTTCACCATCGGCCCCGACGTCGAGGCGTCCATATCGGCGAGCAGCTGGCGGGCCACCACAATATCCTTCAGCGCGGGCTGCTTTCCGCCCGTTGGCGTCGGCTTCAGCGCGCGCTTGATGCCCGCTGCCGGATCGTGCGCAGCGAGCCCCTCGGCGATGCCGTAGCCGAACACGGCCGAGACGTGCTGCCGGATCCGTTTGGCGGTGTCGATCGCGCCACGCGTTTCCACCTTGCGAAGCATTCGGAGCACCATGGGCCCGTCGATGTCGATCAGCGGCAGCGCCCCGATCGCCGGGAACACGTCGCGATCGAGCGCCTGGATCACCTTCTTCCGCTGTACCGGCGACCAGCGCGGGCACTGCGCCTCGTACCAGCGCATCGCCACGACCTTGAAGGTCGCGCCGGCGGCCGCGTGCGCCGCCATCTCGCGCTTCCGCTCTTCGAGGCCCGGATCCTTGTGGTCGCGCAGCTCGGCACGCGCGCGATCGCGCCGGTCCCGCGCCTCCTTCAGCGACACCTCGGGATAGGCGCCGAGCACGAGCAGCTTCTCCTTGCCCGCGAAACGGTATTTCAGCCGCCAGGATTTGAAGCCCTTCGTGGTGACGAAGAGGTGGAGCCCGGCCGAGTCGGCGAGCTTGTAATTCTTCTCGCCGGGAGCGGCCTTGCGGGCCTGCGTGTCCGTCAGCGGCATGATACCCCCAATCCTCTGATCTCGTACCCCCAGCGTACCCCCAACCGCCGCGATCTTGGGTGATACCGGATGAGACACCGTGCATCATTTGATCACACGGTTTTCTGCGGGTTTGCAAGGGGTGTGAGACGGGGTGAACGCCCCTGAAACACGTCGATGGTGGGTCCGCCGGGGCTCGAACCCGGGACCTCTCGATTAAAAGTCGCTTGCTCTACCAACTGAGCTACGGACCCCCGCCATCGATCCGGGGCACCTAGGGGCGGGGACGCGGTCGGTCAACTGCATGTGCCAATTGGCGGATGGTTCGTCCGCCTTCCGGGTCGCGCCAGCGTGGCGCGATGGCGGCGAGCGGCGACAGGACGAAGCTGCGGCCGCGCAAGCCTGCGTGCGGGATCGTCAACCGATCGTCACGCCAGATCCCGTGCGACCACAACAGGATATCGAGATCGATCACGCGTGCGCCCCAGCGTCGGCCACGGCGGCGACCGAACGCCGCCTCGATCCCCTTCAGCCGGGCGAGCAACGCCGGTGGCGATTCCTCGCTGGCGATCAGCACGGCGGCGTTGGCGAAGCGGCGGATCGACGGGCCGAGCGGGGCGGAGGCGATCACCGGCGAACGGGCCATTACGCCACCGAGCGCGTCAATCGCGGCGCGCACCTCGTCGGCGGGTCCGCCGTGGCGACCCCGCCGGTTCGACCCGATCCCGATCGCATAGATTGCCGCCGCCAT